TATTATGGCAGATAATACAGTTCGTTGGGGCTGTATTGATATTGACACATATCCAATTGATTATAAAAAAATAATAAATAGTATTAGAAATTTACAATTACCTTTAGTTCCATGTAGATCTAAAAGTGGTGGAATGCATATATTTTTATTTCTTAAAAACCCAGTATCCGCCAGATTAGTACGAGAGAAATTACGAGAGGTTGCATCTGGTCTCGGATATTCCTCTGTAGAAGTATTCCCCAAGCAATCAACCATATTAATAGAAAAAGGAGATCTAGGTAATTTCCTAAATCTTCCATATTATAATTCCAAAAGTACAACGAGATACGCCTATAAAGATGATGGAACAGCGGCGACATTGCCAGAGTTCTACGTCTTATACGATAAATACGTTGTAGAAGATATAGACAAAGTTGCAATCCAAGTATCTGATGAAGTCATAAAGGATGGTCCACCTTGTCTACAGCAATTATGCTCACAAGGATTTCCAGAAGGAACACGCAACAATGGATTATTTAACATAGGTGTATATCTACGTAAATTTGATCCAGACAATTGGAAAACATTATTAGAAAAATACAACCAGGATTACATGACACCACCTCTATCAGCTTCAGAGGTTGTAACAGTTCAAAAACAATTAGAAAAAAAAGAATATAGTTATAGATGTAAAGAACCACCAATAAATTCTTACTGCAACGCTAAAGTATGTAGAGGAAGAAAGCATGGCATAGGTGGTAATGGAGCATCATTAGAGTTTAGTGCATTAACAAAATTAGAGACAGATCCACCAGTTTGGTTTTTAGATGTTGGAGATGCACGAATGGAATTACAGACAGAGGAGTTGCAGATACAAACTAAGTTTCAAAAGAAATGTATGAACAGTTTGAATCACATGCCACCTCTAGTAAAACAGTCAGTATGGCAGGAAAATATTGAGAGACTTATGATAAATCTTAATACTATTCCTGTATCTGATGATGGGTCATTGGCCGGTCAGTTTGAAGCTCACCTCCAGGAGTTTTGTACTGATCGCGCCCAGGCTCTAAATCGTGACGAGTTATTATTACGTAAACCATGGACAGAAGATGGAATTACGTGGTTTAGATTAAAAGATTTACAAGACTATCTTACAAGAAATAAATTTACTTACTTTAACACAGGTCAATTAGTGCAAGCACTAAGACATTTAAAAGGCAAGAGTGAGAAATATAATCTTAAAGGTAGAACAGTGAGAGTGTGGGGTGTGCCTGCATATCAACAACAAGATTCAGCGTTTGATATAAAGGAGGTTGATGGTGCCCCGTTTTAAATTTGGTGACGTAAGAGAAGATGGTTACATTTATGTTGGTAAAAGATATGACAGAGAAGATCGTGGAGATTGGAGAAGCCCAGAAGCATACGAGAAGTATAAAGAAAGAAATCGTATAAAGAAAAAGAAAAAATATGATGAAATAGCTAAATTAGTAAACGAATATAAATTAGAAAGAGGATGCGCACATTGTGGGTATAACGAGGATCCAGTGGCTTTAGATTTTCATCATGAAAATAGAGAAGATAAAATTATAAATGTTTCATCACATTGGAAAACGAGTTGGAAGCAATATGAAAAAATGAAAGAAGAGATGAAGAAGTGTATAGTTCTTTGTTCTAATTGTCATAGAATAGAGGAGAAAAGGATTAGAAATGGAAACTAAAACTAAAATTATATTAGGTCCTCCTGGTACGGGGAAAACACATACGTTATTAAATCGTGTGGAAGAAGAATTGGCACGTGGCACACCTCCAGATCGTATTGCTTTTTTAGCTTTTACTAAGAAAGCAGCAACCGAGGCTCGTGACCGGGCAATGAAGAAGTTTGATTTAGAAGAGCAACACCTACCATATTTTAGAACATTACATTCATTTGCGTTTCATCAATTAGGTTTAACCAAAGCTGAAGTTATGTCGCGTGATAACTATAAAGAATTTGCACAAACATTTGGTATGGATTTAGGATCTGTGACAGATGGTAATGATTCCGGCGGTGTGTTCACGACAGATAATATATTAATAAATGAGGTTAATTTAGCAAGAATGAAATGTATGGAATTAGAGCATCATTATAATCATTCTAATTTACAAGATGTATCATGGCACGGATTACTGCGAGCACAAAGATCACTTGAAGAATTTAAAAAGAAAAAAGAAGTGTTTGATTTTACTGACATGATTGAATTATATTTAGAGTCAGGTCCAGTCCCTAAATTAGATGTAGTATTTATAGATGAAGCTCAAGATTTATGCGCTCTACAATGGCGCATGGTAGATAAAATTTCTCAAAATGCTAAAAAGGTTTATGTGTGTGGAGATGATGATCAAGCCATATATACTTGGGCAGGAGCTGATGTAAGACATTTTATTAAATTACCAGGTGAGATAGAAACACTTAAACAATCTTATCGTTGTTCTAAGGTTATACAAAACTTATCACATAGAATAATTAATAGAGTTAAATTTAGAAGAGCAAAAAGTTGGTATGGAACAGATAAGAGTGGTGTAGCTGTTTATCATAATTATCCAGAAGGTGTTAATTTAAGAGAACCAGGCAGTTGGTTAGTAATGGCTAGAACTAATTATATGTTAGATGAGATAGAAAGAGATATACGATTACAAGGTATGTTATACAAAAGAAATAATAAATTACCTATATCAGCTAAACTTTTAAATGCTGTAGAAGCTTGGAAAAAATTAAATACAGGTGAGCATGTAGCTTTACCCGATATAAAAGATATTTATTCTTATATGTCTAGTCAAATAGGAATTGAAAGAGGTCACAAGAATTTGAAGATGGCTGACAAAGAACAATATGAATTAGAAGAGTTAGTTATGCATCATGGATTACTAATGGGAGGTAGACCATGGGATGTAGCTTTTGATAAAGTAGGAAATAGAGATAAAGAATATTTACGTGCAATAGAAATAAGAGGACAGGTATCAACCAATCCTAAAATTAATCTTAGTACTATTCATGGAGCAAAAGGAGGAGAAGCAGACAATGTAATGTTGCTTACAGACTTATCAAGAAAGTCACAAGAAGCAATGGAAAAAGATTCAGATGATGAATGCCGTGTATTTTATGTAGGAGCTACACGCGCTCGTAACCAACTACATATAGTACAACCACAAAGAGAAGGAGGGTTCATAGCATGACTAAAGAAGAAATATTAAAGAAAGCTAGAGATCTTATCACTGGTGATAGGAACGAAACACATGGGGATGCATTTCAAAACCATGCAGAAATTGCAGAGTTTTGGAATATATTTTTAGATAAAAAGCTACAACCAATGGCTAGTATTACAGCTGAAGATGTGGCATTGATGATGGTTCTGATGAAGATATCAAGAAACACTCAAGGTAAGAAAAACAACTTGGATAACTTCATTGATATGTGTGGTTATGCAGCAATAGCAGGAGAAATTAATGACACAGGATCTTTTTAAATCAGTGAATTCTCATTGGGTAGCACCCACAGAATTTCCAACTATAGAAGGACGCGTAGCAATTGATTTGGAGACATGTGATCCAGAGCTCGTGAAACATGGCCCAGGATGGCCAACTAAAAAAGGAAAAGTTATTGGTATAGCTATAGCTAATGCTTCTTTTAAAGCTTACTACCCTATAGGACATGAGGGTGGTGGCAACATGGATGAGAAGAAAGTTATAAAATATATAAAATCAATTTGTGACGATGAGTCAATTGAAAAAGTGTTTCATAATGCTCAATACGACATAGGTTGGTTATGGACACTTGGCATAGAAGTTAAGGGTAGAGTGCATGATACTATGGTAGCTGCGGCTCTTATAGATGAGAATAGATATTCATATACACTTAATAGTATTGTACATGAATACCTAGGTGAATTTAAGAATGAACAAAAACTTAAAGAAGCCGCTGATGCATTTGGTGTTAATCCAAAATCAGAGATGTTTAAATTACCGGCAGAGTTTGTTGGTGAATATGCAGAAGCTGATGCAGATTTAACCTACAAGTTACATGAGAAGTTATCTTGGGAAATTGTTAAAGACAATTTGACGACAGTATACGATGTAGAATGTAGATTAATTAAAGTTATATTTCACATGACTAGACGTGGTGTTAGATTCGATACTCATAAGTGTATCGAATTAAATAAAAAATTTCATAATAAAGAGAAGAAGTTAATGAAACGCATTAAGGATTTAACTAATCTTGATATAGAGATATGGGCAGCAGCTTCAATTGCAAAAGCTTTTGATTCTTTGAACTTACCTTATGAAAGAACAGCTAAGACAGATGCGCCATCATTTACTAAAATGTTTTTGACAGATCATCCACATGAACTGCCAAGATTAATAATGCAGGCACGAGAATTAAATAAGTTAAGAGGTACGTTCTTGCAAGGACTAATGAATTACACAGAGGAGGGTAGAATACATGCTCACGTTAATCAAATTAGGTCTGATAGTGGGGGTACTGTGTCTGGCCGTTTTTCTTATAATCACCCTAATTTACAGCAGGTACCCAGCCGTGGTCAATTTGCGAAAGATGTTAGGAAATTATTCATTCCTGAAATGGGTGAATATTGGCTCAAAGCAGATTACTCGCAACAAGAACCAAGATTACTTACTCATTGGGCCTGCCTCGTCGAACAGCCCGGTGCTAGGGAAGTACAGGAAGCATATCATAAAAAAGACCTCGATTTTCACCAACAAACGGCCGATATGGCAGGTTGTGAGAGACGCCTTGCGAAGACTATTGGGCTAGGTGTTATGTATGGAATGGGATATAATAAACTAGCTAGAGAGCTAGATTTAGAACCATCGGAAGCTAAGACTATGCTTAATGATTTCCGTGGTCGTGTACCTTTTATGCAAGGTATGTTGGAGGCAGTTATGAATAGGGCTAATTCTAAGGGAGTTATTCGTACTTTACTTGGACGTAAATGTAGATTTGATTTATGGGAACCTACACAATGGGGTGTCCATAAGCCATTACCACATAATCAAGCTAAGGTAGAATATGGAGAAGCTATAAAAAGATATGGCACGTACAAAGCCCTTAACAGATTGATTCAAGGATCAGCTGCGGACCAAACAAAGAAAGCCATGGTTGAAGTCTATGAGAATTTAAATGTGGTTCCTCTAATACAAGTACACGATGAACTGGATTGTTCTGTTAAGGATGAGAAAGAAGCTAACCAAATTAAAGAAGTTATGGAGACTTGTGTTAAATTAGAAGTGCCATCTAAAGTTGATATAGATTTAGGAGAAAGTTGGGGTTGATGAGTTGGATATGTAAAACATTACTTGTTTGTTTAAGTTTTAATCCCATAATGGATTATACAAATAATGATGAATTTATAGATAATGTACGTGCATGTGCATTACATCTTAATTCCATGCACGCAGAATCAAAT